TCTTGGTCCCAAGACACAATCTGCTCCTGATGAGATAGAACCTAAGAACAATCTGGCCAGTAACACTGAACCAGAGAGCTTATGGGGCAACCAGCAGGATGATAGTGGTCCTGCAATAGGTGGACTACCTGGCTTAGATCAAGTAGGTTCCGCATGGGGAGATACAAACGCACAGCCAACAGCTGCTGCAAATGTTCCCAGTTCCGCACCTGAGGGTGAAGATCCTCCTTTTTAAATTAAAATGATTCAATCTCCGAAACTATCACGATGATTACTCGCACAAAAACCGAAAAAAGCTCCGAAATTACAAAGAGCAGAGACATCTCATCCTTTGCGGTGTTCAAACAAAAAGAATTTGTTCAGAGCTATCAGGCTCCAGTATCAATTCAACCTTTAAACAAATCAAAAAGAGTAGGCTGGTTCATACGTATGTCTGAATTAGATTCATGCAAATGGACAGCCAAAGAATCTGATTTTGAAGAAGGTTCTGTTCTTTGGAATTACAAGCACAGCTTTGGTAGACCACCCAGAACAAGCATTGAATATGGATTAAACTTCGTAATGCCAAGAGTACAGATACTTCTTAAATCTCCTTTGATGATAGAAGAAACTGACAACATGAAGCAGATCATTGGCACTTGGGATGATGAAGCATGTAAATCTAAATTCGATGACGACAAAGTGGCTGCTGATCTAGCTAGAAGTAAAGGTGAATTATACAAACGTAAGTATCAAGTCAGAACCAAATATCTGATAAACATTCTTACGAAGGATAATAAACCTGCCCATGAAGTTCCCATCTGTCTGACACTAAAAGGTTTGAATGGTGCTGATCTTTCCGAACATCTAAAGACGTTTGAGAAAGAGATGAACAAGTGTTTATCAAAAGCTCTCAATTCAGAGATACCGATAAACTACAATGAGAAGTTTCATTCCACTACTATATTCACTCCTTCTTTAATCGAAGATATGCGTGGTGAAAACAATGTGGATCTATGTGCAGTTGAATCATACGACATGCCTAACTACGGAACACAGGAAGAAGCGGTAGAGTCGTTAGATGCTCTTACTGTTCCTGATGAAGAACGTGAAAAGGCATGGAAGTTTCAAGACATGTATGGTGACTACATCAATCAACATTCCAGAGCTGATGCTGCCAAATTAGGTGGTCAGTATGGAATGGCTGAAAATGTAGAAATACTTCCCGCAAGCAGAGAAACAATCCCTGCTTTACCTACCGGTGAAGATGCATCCCTGTAAAATAAAAACAGAAAGTTACATGGCGATCTGCGAAAGCAAGGTCGCCTTTTTACTATGAAGAAGCGTCATCAATCAACAGCAAAAAAAGTAGGTACCTATGGATTATTAGGTACTGCACTTCTGTACTGTGTAGGTACACCTTTAGCTTGGGGAGTATTAGGTTACGGAACCTATCGTTTAGGTAAATCTGTATATAAAAAAGCCAAGCAAAATGCTAAATTAAGGGATGATCATTACGATCTCTTTATCTAATTCAACTCAACAATGTCAACTACAACTCAGAAGGAGCTCAACGAAGCTCAGACTTGTATTTATTCCAAGTCAAATATCGCTCGTGCATATCCAGATATAGATGCAATGTCTATAAAAGATATACGCAAGAAGAATGGTAAGATCGTTATCAACGATAAGACCAGATTAGATCCGAAACCAATACAGGAAGAGTTTGTAAAATTTACAAACAGAGTTCCTAATTACTTCGAATATCTATCACCTACCGGCAGTGCTCTTACCCCTTGGCGAGAGAACTGCTATGTTTTATGGAAAGGTTGGAAATATCAATACCCACAACGTAAGAATCTAGTTGCATTACAAGAGTGGTGCATAAAGAAAGGTGTACATAAGATTCCATACATAGATGGTTTACAGGCATTGATTCAGCCAACAGCTAAGATCAATTGCAAACTACATGATGAAGAGGTGCTTAAACCTTTTAAACTACCGTTTGAGGAATGTGATCTTGGTTATGTAGTAGCTCCTGATGGCAGGAACGACGCAAGTAAAGAAATAGATCTTATGACTCCGTTTAAAGAAGATGTGGATGAAGATGAGTTGGAGGATGTAGAAGAGAAGGAACCAGAGCCTTGGTGTTCCTGTCCTTCATTCCAAAAACAACTACGTTGCATCTCTCAATATAAAAAAGAGATTAAATACTACCGTATCGGTTGTAAGCATTTGTCTTGGATTCGTAAATTTAGACACATATCTGGATTACGCACTAAACTGCACGAAGAAGCTCCGGGCAAGATGCCAAAACAAGCAGCGGCTTGGGGTTATACACCACCGAAACAGGTTGGTATGCCTGGCCAGTTCAAGCTTTTGTATACCAAATCTGGTTACATGGCTCCTGCAAGAGACTGGAGATGGTACAAACCAGACCAGAATTTTACAGAAGAAGATGTATGGCCACTGTTCACCAGTATGGTAAACAACGGTTACACCTACTACACCGGTTCATCCTTATCTCAAATAGCACAATTTTTCTAATGAAACTCAACGACACTACAATCACCTCCATACAGGACAGAGAAATATTTCAAGGAACTGTCCTTGATTTTAATGAAGATCAGTTCTGGAATCTAACCATACTTTCTGCTAAGAAGAGAATGCACATTGATGAATATGCTCTCAAGGTCTTAAGTGATCACATAGCAAGAGAGATGAAAAAGAAATCCAACCAGTAATCACATGGGCTGGGGAAAAAGTCCGGTTAACTCTGTAAGTCCCATACCTAAAACATCTAACTCAATTTTAATTAAATGCTCGAATCAATCGTGACTTCCGTCCTTCCTTTGCTGAAGGACATTCTTATTGCTGCAGCTGCAGCTGTAATCACTTTCGCTATCACAAACATTCAATCATTCATCCAACCTGCATAACCATGACAGCAACTCAACCCAAACCTTACAAAGATCTAACTACAATTGATCTATATAGAGAAGCTATTGCTCTTACAAAAGCCAGAAGCTCTGGTGACAAGGAGATAATAGAGATCACTCAGGCAGATTATGACGACTGCCTGAAGCATAAATGTAAGAAGATAGACAGCATCTATCATGCATTAACAGCCAATGAAACTATTCTCGAAAAAATAAAGACAGAAAAGGAAATGCTCGAGAGTGAAAAGAAAAAAGCTGAAAATAATGTAAAGAGTATAAAAAAGCTGTTAAGCTGGTTAGTAAGAACTATTCCTTTCTCTGAAAAATCACCAAAACTTACCGGTAAGAATTATCAATTTACAATGGTAAAGAACAATGATTTAACGGTGGAGATATCTTCTGACGTTAATCAGTGGTCTGATGAGGAAAAGGAGAAGTTTTGTTTACAACAAGAAGTAAACACTACTAAAGAAACGGTGCTACGCTCAATGTCAGGCGAGATCTATGACCAATACACTTCCAAATCAAAACCCAAGACAACTCTTATTCCTAATTTAGATGAGCTTCGCAAAACCCATAAGAACTCAGGTGTCCTACCTCGAGGAGTTAAAATCACCCAAGAATACAATGCCAGACGTAAACGTATCGTCGGATTGGATATGGAAACATCCTTACATACAAGAGACCTTCTACCAGAAATTACCTGTCCCGAAGGATCAGACTGACGCAAAGGATAAACTTAAGTGTCATCAAGACGCAATCGATGACTTTCAATCCCAAATTGAAATCATCGACCTAGAGATAGAAACACTCAAGGAGGATAATGGTGAGCCCTTGCCATACCTGGTAGATGATGATCTCAAGCTAAAAAACAGGAAACATAAACTTCTGCAAAGCAAGAGATATCATTGTAATGCAGCTAAGGCATACTCTTACCATTTGGAAAAAGCGGTATAGAATAGGGATAACAATACTTCTAAAGGAATACCATGAGTTCACCAGATAATAGTAGAGATCCCGCAGCTCTCTTTACTCTATTAGCTAGTTTCACGAATGATGGTACTCCCTTAGAAGCTTTGTTGGGCAGCAAGGTAGAGTGGGGAGTTACAGTATTAACAGCAGGAATGTTAGCCAATAAGAACTTAGCAGCCAGTATGACACCAGAAGAGATGGTGGATGGTGCTATTAATTATTACAACTTAGTTCAGGAAAGACTGGCCTATTACAGATCTAATCAGGTTCATTCTTTAGAAAAAATGATTGACAGTTAATTTTATGAGTGGCGACTTCGGACTACAGCATGAACCAATTCTTTTTTATTCCGAAGAAATGACAGATTCAAAATTAATTCTTCTAAAACATAAAGGAGTTGAATTGAATCTTTACCAACAAGTAATAGAAAAACTAGGGGAGTGTAAAAAATCATAGCAGTAAAATAGAGAGATTGGAAGTGATATTCGTAAGAGATGAGTCAAACAAAAGCCCAACTAATTAGTGATTTAGTACAAGCATTAAACTTTACAGGAACGGCCAGTGCTCCAGCTAATGGTTTATTTCTTTCTGCAGCCAATACACTAAAGCTTGCTACAGCCAGTACGGAAAGATTAAAGATAGATGGGACTGAAGTTGTTGTTAATGATACTGGGGCAAGTGTAGATTTTAGAGTTGAAGGAGATACAGATGCAAATTTATTATTCGTTGACGCTAGTGCAGATAAAGTTGGTATAGGTACATCAAGTCCTCATGCTGATTTACATGTACAGGGTGATGGTACAAATGCAGAAGTAAATATTTGGGGAGGTACTCTTGGTAGAAGTAAATTTAATTTAAAAGCTACTGACACTGGATCGGCTGGTACATTCCAACTTACAACAGAAAGCACTGTACCGTCTGCACCAGAGTTGATCACAGTAACTAACGCTGGGAACGTAGGTATAGGCACAACAAGTCCAAGATCTTTGCTTGACTTAGGTTCTGGTTCTGGTGATGGAAGTTTGTCTACAACATTGTCACAGTACCAAATAATGCTTGAGGCACCACAAGGTGCTAATGACTATGGAAGAAATATAGGTTGGTCAGTTGGCACTAATGGTTTAGTTGCAGCGATAAACGCTGTTGATGTTGGAGGTGATGACGCAACAGGTTTAACATTTATAACTGGCAATAATACTGCTGCATCAGAACGTATGCGTATAGATTCGTCTGGAAAAGTAGGTATAGGTACAACAAGTCCTGATAACACGCTTCATCTTCTTTATTCTGATAGTCAAACATACAATACAGACATTAGAGATGCTGGTTTACAAATAGAAAATAATAATGGTACAGATAATACATATGCACAAATACACTTCAGGGTTGGAAATGCAGACGCATATTTGAGAGCCATAAGAGAAGGTAGCAATTTAACATCATCAACAGGTTTAACATTTATAACTGGCAATAATACTGCTGCATCAGAACGTATGCGTCTAGACTCGAATGGAAGGTTAATGATAGGAACTACCACTCCAGGAGCAGTACTTTCATTAGACAATACAGGACAAGATACACAATCACTTATACAGTGTAAAGATGCTGGAGGTTCTGGAGCTCATTCACATATAATTCTTCAAAATACTACTGGTGATGTAGCCACTATAAATACAGTTGGCGATAATTTAGAATTTAGAGTTGATGATGCCACAGTATTTTCAGATCTATCTGGCGGAGAACATATGCGTATAGATTCGTCTGGAAGATTAGGTATAGGTACAACAAATCCAGCAAGTGATTTGCACATAGAATCAAGCACACCAGGATTGAGACTAAGTGATACGGGTAATAGTTCAGCTTTTTGCCTGTTTGATGGAAATGGGGCTAATTTAAATATTCATGCAGATAAAGGTAATACAGTTAGTGACACCACTATGGGTTTTGCTGTAGATAATTCAGTAAAAATGCTTCTAACTTCGACTGGAAGGCTTGGTATTAATAACAACAGTCCAGCAGATATACCAGCAACTAGCCATGATACTGTCGTTGTTGGTAATTCAACAATGACCTCTGGAGGTGTAGTTTTACACGGTGCTGCAGATACAAGTGGTAACTTAGGTTATCAGTTTTATAAAGGAGGATCATTTCCTTGTGCAAGAGTATTGTATGAAGGATCTTCTAACGAGTTACAATTTCATAGTACAAGTACTGCTGCTGGTAGTGCCCCAGCTGCTGAATCTAGGAAAGTCAGAATTTTACCGGGTGGAAATGTTGCAATTGATAATGGTGATTTAATATTAGCATCTGGTCATGGTATTGACTTTAGTGCTACTGGTGAGGCTTCTGGAATGGGAAGTGAACTTCTTGATGATTATGAAGAAGGTACATGGACACCTGTTTATGTATTTGGAACAACAAATAATACTGCTACTTATGATGTTCAAACAGGAATGTACACAAAAATTGGAAGAATGGTATATGTTTCTTATGCCATTAGAAGTACAAATATAAACAATAGTACAGGACCAGTGGTTATTGGTGGATTACCTTTTAGTTCAACTAATACTCCTATTGCAAATATATCAACTAATGGTGTATTTCCAATCCAAGGATTTAGTTTTGATGGTGAATTTATTTCACAACAATTAAGTGGTTTTTCAATCGAATTGTACGGAGTAAGTAAAAATGCAAACGGTAATATGTTTGATCAAATACGAGATACAGATATGAATGGAACTGGTAATGCTTTTATGAAAGGACAAATTTGTTATAACGTTTCATAGCTGTTTAAAATTTTAGACCGCAGCTACGTCTAACGAATCAACCTATTATAGATATAATTAAAGAAATTTTAAAAACGTGTTATTCAAAGTAATTAGTCTACATTTGGCTTTGCATTTGAAAATAAGTCCTCTATTATGTGAATATATAGGTTCTTTATATGAATATCAGGAAGATAATCATAACCTACTACTCATTTTTAGAGACAACTCTATGAAGGAATTAGATGAAGCACCATCAGGTGCATGGACTCAACTTCGTAAGGAATTAAAAACACGCAGATGAATTTCATAAATTATTTTTTATCAAAACCATCGGTCTATCTTCTTCCAGGTACATGGGAAAAGCAGCCTTTAATACCACATGGACACTATCTCGGATTGCCTCCACAAGGACAATTGGTGGCTATCATATTAATGCTACTGACATTTGTCACTGGATACGGAATCTATCTAGCTTTCGGTCCAGCTAAAGAAAACTTAACTGATCCATGGGACCACGATGACTGAAGAAGTAAAACTAACTACAAAAAATCTTACTCTCGAAGAGAGAAAAGAAATAAGAGAACATCTTATTGAACAAGATAAAAGAGCTGCTTTCATGAGGCATCTATACCATTCTTATGGTAGAAATAATCCTGAGCATGAAATGCATGGTTTTTATACTGGTCTATGGCAAGAATTCAAAGAAGAAGCTGCTCTTATAGTTCGTGAACAGTTCTTTGAAAGGCTAGAAGCAGTTAGACTATATGAAGAGAACAAGGTAAAAGAAGAAGCTAATGTTTACACCAGCCCCCTTCCAGAATCAGATTCCAGCGACAGCGAATCAGGAGAATAATCAACAACCTCAAACGAAGGAACAGACTCCTAAAAATAAAACCTCTTCTTCTAAAGATGAGATAGGGACTTTCATAAACACGTTGACGGGAGTAGCGGGGTATCTTCATGAGTTACAAGTACAGGCACACTTGATTCATCTTAACTATGAAGCTGGAAATTTCTTGCCCGTTCATAAGTTTTTGAAGAAACAATACGAGTTACATCTCAAACAGTTCGATGATGTAGGAGAATTGATACGTTCAATGGATTATTTGTTACCTATGTGTCACGAAGGGCTGATGGATGCCAGTCCTAAGTTTGATCATGTCAAAAGTTACAAGGCAGATGAGATGTTGATAAGTTATTATAAAAATTTAGAAAAACTTGGTATCTTGTGCAAAAAAGTTCAGGCGACAGCCAAGAAACTGAAGGCAATAGATATTGAAAATTATATGGCAGAGCTGTGCGGAGACTGTTTTAAATCCGCATGGATGATAAAAGCAACCCTACGCAATCAACAATGAACACAAAGTTAGCTTCAAGCCTATTGAAAATCCCAACATCAACCCACGCCTTATTAGAGTTTGCCTTCTTTATAGGAGTAGGTGTCACTGCTAGTTCACTAGGTTTAATAAATTAACATCATGATGACAGTAAATTTAAATCTCTTTCTCTCTGACGAGGAGAAAGCAAAATTATGGACGGTTGCTAACCGTGTGATAGCAGATGGGCATGTAATTCCAGATGAACGTTATGAAGTTGAATTGAATTTAGTAACTACGAGGTGGAGACCTGATGAGGAGATAGCTGGTGGATAAACAGCATAAAAAACTAAATAAACTGCAAGTAAAAGCCGAGCTGTGTGCAGATAGAGAAACAGCTCAAAAAATAATATCTAAAGCTAAGAAAGCACAGGATAAATTAGTATCCTTGTAACATTTCTTTCATCAATCTATTCCTTTCATTAGCTGCTGCACCTATCTGTCCTGCTGGGGTATTCGAATACTCTACATTTTCATCGCCAGCTCTGGTTTTATCTACAGCTTCTTTTAGGTTTCCATAAGTAAGTGGATTCATAATATTAAATCCTCCTTTACCTTGTGCAATCTGAGTTCCTGCCATATTACCAATTGCCATTCCCGGTATTGTTCCTAAATTTGCAGTAATTCCGTGAGTGGGCATACCTCCCATTGCATTAGGCATTTGAGAAGGAATCACATTAGCTGGACCTGCTACACCCATTTGAGCTATCTGCTGACCAGTGGCATTATTTAATAGATTTTGAAAAGCGTCTTTCTTACCTGCACTAGACCCACGTCTTGGATTAGCTTTTACTCTATCAAATAGATCTTCTCCAAAAGGATTTGGAAACTCATCATCAAAACGACCTGGATTATCTTCGTTGTAATATTGTCCATATGGATAACCTCCACCCATGTATTCCTCAAAATCCTGATACGGAAGTTTTGTAACAGCCATCCTCTACTCAACCTAGAAACTATTTAATACAATTTTAACTCAAGCAATTTTTTTTAGAATTGTGTGCATTAGGTCACATAAACTTACTGCAACTGTATAAACTGTCACCCTTCTAGTTGAAAATACCTATAAGGGTACTAAGATTGAGCTTTAGCTTTTAAACTAATGATCAAAAACTCTTTAACAGCAATTGCAGCAGCAACAGCTCTTGCAGTGCCTGCTCATGCAGGATTCTACCTAAATGGTGAATTCAATCAAAGTCATGTAGGCAGTGACTGGAATGGTAGTGGCATTGACCTCCACGTAGGTTATGAAAACACTATCGGAGAAAAAGGCAGCTTTTATTTACAAGGTGGCCCATACTTATCTAATCCAAAAGGAGCAGATTCAGAAACAAACGTATCTGCAAAAGTTGGTGGTGGTTATGACGTAACTGACAAACTAAATGCTTACACAGAAGTATCTGTAGTTACTGATGACACCAACACTTGGGGAAGCAAGCTAGGTCTAAAGTTTACCTTCTAAGATCAAGCACTTTCCAACTCTGTCTCGCATTCATCATTACCTCCCTTCCAATGGTGGATGCGATGACAATTACTACATAAAGGAACACATCTATCTATCTCTTCTTTGATACGGTTCCAGCCATAACCTTGATATACCATCTGCGATACCTCACCCTCTTTATCCCTTACATGATGAAAGTCGATGACTCTATGATCTCTAACTCCACAATGATCACATCGTATTTTCTTCTTATATTCAATTACTTTTTTATAATTCTCTTTTATTCTTTTTTTATCCCTAGACCAAGGCATATCAATCAGTAAGACCAATATCCTTAGAGTTGAAGTCGATATTCTCGTCATCCTCTACCTCCAGTTCATCTTCTAATTCAGCTGATTTTATAACAGCACTATAGAGATTAGGGTCAAAACCGGTCATAGCAACAGCTGGAGGGACATCAGATTCTTGTTCAACTTCTTTTGGAGTCTTCCAGAAATAATCATCAACCTCCCCTAGTCTTCCCCATTTGGGTACATGCTCTACATTAAAGTACCTAGTGGATACCTTGAAGTCAGGTCTCTTCAGTTCATGATTACTCAAGGAAGTATCTGTCATACGACAACGATTATTGGGATATGCACCTATCTGTCCGTTATCCAGCTCAATAATATTATGAGACTTATGCTCATCAGGTGATTCTGCAAAATAGAAATCGGGTTCATTCCTATGTGAGTGATAATTATCAATAGTAAATAGATAAGTACCTTTCATTATTCCGTTATCTCTGGTCATCACCTCGAAGTCCATATTGAATATCAGATTCTTTTCGACAACGGTAAGACCAGTATCAAATCCATTCCAGAACTGTAGATCAGTTAAGGGTAGATCAGGCGTTGGTGGTTCAGGTTCATTAGGATGATCAGGGTCCCAGGATAGAAAAGCACTGATAGGAAGTTTGTCATATAACGCCCCATACTCCGTAAGATAGGTTTCAAAATATAATGCCCTACCTGAAAGAGATTTACACGTAACCCAATATCCCAACGTATACTCTCCGTGTCCGTCACGTAAGTCTCTTAGATACTCACGTCTTACCCAGACTTTTGTAGGTGGTAAGTTTGCTACTAAAGTTGTCATTAGATGGTGTCCTCCCAAATCCAGCCCATGTGATAACCGTCTATATAGGGCGGTATACCTATAGACTTCATTAATTCTTGGATCATACGTCCTTTGCCAAATTTCTTATTAGTGTCTGTATTTTTCATATATAAATTATCATCAACTACGATTAATGTTCCTTCTTTAATAACATTTTTTGCAGCAAATAATTCTTTTAAATGATGTCCAGATGCCTCCCAATCATCCAACCAATTGTATATATTAAATGAGTCTAAATATAAAAGATCTACATGTCCTTCTAAGGTCGATAGGAACTCCACAGAGTCCGCTTCAATCACCTCTGCATGTGTAGTGACAGTTCGTGCATTTTTACACGCTACAGGGTCAATATCTACCGTAAGTAATGTTCCCCCTTGTGTATCAACATAGCGATCAAATAAAATAGTAGAACATCCATCACCCTCAAAATTGTAATCTTCACGAACCGTTCCTGTCTCTACAATTACAGGGTCTTTTATTCTTCTTAAATACTCAAAGATTTTAGTAAATCCTGTCTCTCTAAGTCCCAATAAAGGTTTAACTTCTTCATAATATTCAGACCAATTAGAACTGTTCTTAATTGAATCTTTTAACTTGTCATGTTGCTTAAGTTTCATAACTCTATCCTCACGTAATCTATCTTTTCTTGTTTTAATTTAAGCTCATGAGAATCTGCTGTTTCAGAAGGGTAATCATCATATGCAAAACCTTTAAACTTCTCCCCAATTTGTTCACCATAATAAAATCGAACTTTTGTAGAAGACATATATTTAATAACACTTAATTAAAGCATATCAATAACTCAAATTAGAGGCAAAAAAATATTACCTTTTTTGTAATTGTTCTGATAAATTATAATTAAGACACAAATATTTAATGCTAAATAACAATTTAGACGTTAATTCTTTAGAAGAAATTAATAAGAATCCATGTAGAATTACCCTCGAAGGAAAAAGACATTACACCACACCATTACCGACAGGACCAGCACCTTCAGTTACTACAATAATTTCACAAAC